TAATTTTTCTTTTGCTTCATTATAAGAATTAAAAATAAAACCTTCAACCGTATCAACATCTCTATATCCATTAATTTCTCTTACAGTATAAACATCAATACGATCTTCTTCTCTTTGTCCTACAATTTCACCCTCAAAAATATCATTATAAACAGTATCAACAACCCAAACTGACATTATATAATTTCCTTTTTTATTTGTTCTATTGACACTGGATAAAAATTTTGAACATCTACACCAACATTATATACATTTTTTTGAATTTTAAAAAGTTCGTGAATATGACCGCATAAAAATGTTTTATTTCTATCAATACATGATGCTGCCGGATCATGAACCATAACATATCCTTCTTTTTCCAATGATGTATGAACAGAAACAAAACCCATTTTCACACAAGTAAATGGTCTGAAATCATCATGATTTCCAAGTATAAGATACTTTATTCCCTTTAGTTGACTTACAATTCTGGAGATTTTTCTATAATTATCTTCTTTATCAAGTAATGTAAAATCTCCAATATGATAAACAATATCTTCATCTTTTACAACAGAATTATATCTTTTAATAATTTCATTATTCATCTCAATTGAATCTTTGAATGGTCTTTTACAATATTCAATTATTCTATCATGATAAAAATGTTGATCTGAAGTAAACCAAATCATATAAACCTTTCTGGTACACCCGGCAGGATTTGAACCCGCACGTTTCCTTGGTTCGTAGCCAAGAGCACTTTCCAATTATGCTACGGGTGCATTATTCAATTAAGATGTTTTCGGAGCAAAGGGATCGTCTGTCTGCCAAACTTCTTCTTCAACCTCTACTCTTTTTGTAACAGGTACGGATGGAGAAACAACGGTTTCTGAAAAAACCTTTTCCACTTCTTCTTCAACTTCTTCTTCAACTTCTTCATCTTCTTCCTTTTCAGGAAAACAATTCTCACAAGGTTTTACAACTATATTTCCAACATCATCAAGCGTAACATCTAATTCCGTATCACACTTTTCACAATAAAATGCTTTATCTTCGGTTATACAGTTTTGACACGGCGTGACCTTGATCTTGATATCATTGAAACTGACCTCAAGTTCTCCTTCAAGCTCTTCTGAACATACATCACAAAACATCGGAATTGTCAATCCCATTTTCTTTTCTCCTTCTTCCTTTTCATCTTCTTTTTTATCTTTCTTATCGTCTTCATCTACTACATTCACAGGATAATGAACATTATAATTTCTCATATAATTCCTTTCTTTGGTATCCCCGTTGGGAGTCTAACCCAAATCACCGGCTTAGGAGGCCAGTATAATATACATTATACGACAGGGACAAAATTCTTATTATAATAATAACATAATTTTCACTAATTGTAAACTATGGTGGCCCGGAGGAGGTTCGAACTCCCATCATCCAATTACGGGAAACTTGTTTAGAAGACAAGACCGATACCGGGCTATAATATATAGATATTATTATCAAATGATGGCTGAGGGGGGTGGGTTCGAACCACCAAATCTGTTGGGTCAAAGCCAACCGTCCTGCCTATTGAACGACCCCTCAATAATTATTCATCAACATGCTCCAGAATTATTTTTTTCTTGAATCCACCATTCTTATTATATTTCAATTTTCTTTGTCTTTCAATTGCTTGATCATCAAGATAAAAATATTCAAGATACTCATAAAATACTTCAATCAAATCAGCGAGTTCATCAATTGTTCGAACCTTCTTGAATTCTTCAAACTCTTCAATAAATTTATTGTCCAGAGCAACAAGAAAATCATAACCCTCTACTCTATGAATAGAACATTTTTTTCCACTCTGTTCAATAATTTCTGGAATACGATCACGAACAAGTTTATTATATATTTTCATAATCTTTGGCTGAGGGGGAAAGAGTTGAACTCTCATTCGTAGGGTCAGAGCCTACTGTCCTACCGTTGAACGACCCCCCAAAAATTTTGGTAGCGGTGGAGAGATTCGAACTCTCATAACTTGGTTTCTAAGACCAATATGTATGCCAATTCCATCACACCGCCAAAACTAATCTTTATTTCTTAACACAATAATAAAATATATAACTAAAATAATAATTGCTATTACAAAATATAATCTCATCTTTTCCTGGTGAACATACGGAGAATCGAACTCCGATTTTAACTTTGAGAGAGTTATGTTCTTCCAATTAAACTATACGTTCAAATTTTGGTAGACCCACTCTGAATCGAACAGAGGTCTTTCGCTAATCGGGCGAAGGTAATTCCATTATACGATGGGTCCATATTTTGGTGCTCCCAGTCAGAATTGAACTGACATTTCCAGATTGAAGGTCTGATTGCCTACCATTTAGCAATGATGGGAGCATATAAACTTTCTAATCGTAAAATATTATATTTTTCTTTTACATAATCAATCATATATTTTATATCTCTAAGATATAAAACTTTTATAACATATCCTTGATCTATCACCGATTGCGTTTTAAAGTCAACTTTTTCTTGCCAATATCCTTTTATTTCATATATAACATTATCAATTTCAAAATCAGGAAAATATTTCAATCTCTTTCCTTTATATTCATATTCAAAAATTTTATTACATCTTTTTATATTATAACTATTATCCAAATTCCAAATCAAAAAAGCAAGTTCATATGTAGAATGACAATATATATTTTTATAATATCCACCATTACATCTTCCTGAACCTATTCTAAAACCACCCATTCCACCTTTTCTATACTTACAATATTTATCGTTGTTATAGCACTCTTTTGAACAATATATTTTCTTATTTTCAGAAACCCAACATTCAAATTCTTTTTTACATATAGGACATTTCTTTATTATCTTTTTTCCATAATTTCTACTTCTATTTTCTGCTAAAACTTTTTCTGAATTTTTTGCCGATATACTTATTTTTCTTTTTATTTCATCAGTTTTTATTGATGAAAATCTTCTCGCACATAATTTACTACAAAAATTACCATTTGATTCTTTGCTATACTTTTCAAAAAACTCATTTCCGCATTTTTTACATATCATAAACACATCCTCCTATTTGTATTTATGATTTGAACCCAGAATTTTCATAATGATTATTTTTGTCTTATAAATTATAATATTTTTGGGCGGGGCGAAGAGAATCGAACTCTCATAAACTCGGTCCCAAGCCGAGTGGGCAGCCAATTTACCCGCACACCCCGAAATTTTTTATTTTTCTATTTTCTTTCTTTTCTTTATAAACATTTTATTCATTTTTAAAATATATTTACTTACAAGTTTATTTCTTCTATCAGTGATGATCTTTATATCGTAAATTTCAGCATTCCCTGTATTTGGACAATTATCTTCTCTGTTATTCCAGGCATTATCAGTAAGAGACATAACCAAAATCTTTCTATAATCTCTTGTATGAGTATCCCAAACTATACATTTTTCAGAATCATAAAACATATTAAATGTACTTGACAATATACATTTATTACAGAAAACCATAATTTCTTTTCTGCTTGTATTATAATCTCCCAAATGCATTGGAAGCATTGTTCCACATATCTCACATGGCTTTGAAAGTATATCACACATAAATGTTCTCTTATAAAAATTTGGTGGAGCGCCGGGGATTTGAACCCCGAAAAATGCGGTGCAAGCGCATTATGATCCCAGTTTCATCAGCACCCCATATTAAATTTTTGGTAGGACCGGAAGGGCTCGAACCTTCAACTGGCGGGTTAAAAGCCCGCTGTGATTCCATTTCACCACGATCCCAAAATCATTGGCTCTGGTGGGAGGACTCGAACCTCCATATTAATTCCACTTGATTAACAGTCAAGTCGCCTACCAATTAGCGTACACCAGAATAAACTTGGTGGGGATGAGTAGAATTGAACTACCATGCTTTCGCAACGAGTTTACAGCCCGCTGGACTCACCACACTGTCCAACATCCCCATTAACTTTTCTTTATTGTCCTTGACGCTTTCTTAAATTTAAAAAAAGCCGTCTTCGGTAATTCAGGATGCTCTTTCATTTTCCCTTTTCGATATGCGAGAGTAAATTTTTCCCAATCTTCTCCTACAATACCTAATTCTTTTGCAACCGATTTCCTATCAGGACATAACATTGAACCCATAACATTCTCCTTAATTTTTGGAGCCCCCAGACGGATTCGAACCGCCATCTAATGGGTACAGGCCATTTGTTCTTCCGATTGAACTATGAGGGCTAAACCTGGTTGCGGGTGAGAGATTTGAACTCTCGATATCATGCTTATGAGGCATGTGTCTTAGACCACTGGACGAACCCGCTATATTATTACTATCCAATCTCTTTACTTATTTCAGGGGAAAATCCCCCTAACTCTTGAAACCTTTCAACTATCCTACTTAAAATTTTTGATTCTTTTTCTAACGCATCTTGAAATTTTTGAGTATATTTTTTATCAATACTATTCCATCCAGGTGACGGTAAAAATCTATACCATCTTGCTAATTGAACCCTATCCGCAAATTCAACTTCTTCGATTTTAGGATAATTCATTTACTTCCCTTTGTATAAATTTTTTATAGTATAAAGCATACCCTTTAAAGTTTTCTTCATAATGTTACGAACAATAATATTTCCATCGTCCCAAAAAAGAATATAATCTTCATTTTCCGCATATACACCCCAAAGAAGATCATTTTTTTGAAAAAGATTTACAGATTCTCCGTCAGGGGAAACATCCATATATTGAATACCATTCTTTTTTAGAGAATTTACTAAACGCTGTATCTTGATAGTTTCAAAATTTGACATAACATTTTCCTTTTTTTATGGCGGTGTCAACGGGATTTGAACCCGCATCTTCCTGATCGACAGTCAAGTGTTTTTCCAGTTAAACTATAACACCGAAATTGATTGGGTATTCTCCTTGGATATTATCCGTATCCAGAAAAATTGCTTCATTTATTCCCGCATGGCGCCTTCAAGGAATTGTGTCTAACAGTTCCGTATTCCAGAACACCCAAAATCTTTTCTCATCAAATTATATCTTATTATATCAGATATCAAACAACTTGTCAAGAGAAATCTTTCATAATAATATCAATAACTTATACCATAAACAAAAAACCCCGAAGAACTTTTTCTACTATTCCTTCGGGGTTTTCCTCATTTATCGTTTGGGGAATTTTATTTTTCTCCCCCCTCTGGAATATCATGTCTATGTGTTTGTTCTGGTTTCGCCGGCACTCTTACCATCTTTGTGCAATCGGCTAAGAGCGCAAAATCTCCCTCCAAGTTATTATAATTATAAAGTGTTTGACAAATCATTTGAATTTGGTTCCTAAAACTCATAATATTTTCTGTAAGTTTCAATAAATTATCTTTCGTTTTTTCATCAATTACAATTTCGTCTACCATATTATTATCCTATCATACTTATTTATAAAAGTAAACATCCTTTTTTTTATTCCCAATACTTTATTGACGCAACCCGTTGATTCAATTCAATATAAGTCAATCCAGATTGATCAACTCCCCATGACCCATCACTATAAAACCATTCCATCAAACCAAAAACATCTGGGGTATGAGAATGGCCTATAATATATCTACCACTGGGATAATCTTTTATAAGTTTATTTATATAAGGTTCATTCATTCTATGACCCTGAAGAAGAAACTTTTCTAATTTTCCAATCAAAGGAGTATAATCTCCAATTTTACCTGAAATATAACTTACATATCTTGCTAATTTTCTTTCCGGTTTACCGTCAAGGGCCATATCCAAAACATCACCATGCATTATAGTAAATCCATTACATTCTAATTTCGGAAGCACAGGATTACCAAAAACACTCATTTTACGATCATGATTTCCATAAAGATATATAAAATTTTTAGTCAATATTTTTTTCACTACTTCTGGATATGCTCTTACAATATGAAAAAGATCAGTTCTCCACAAATCAAATATATCACCATTAAGAATAAGAAGATTATTTTTTACATAATCAAGGAAACGAATAAATGCTTCTGCGTTTGGTTTAAAAGGATCATCTTTTTCACCATCTTGCATATGTAAATCGGAAACAATAAATGCTCTATCTACTTCCATTTCAATTTCCCCTTGGAGCGGGTGAAGGGATTCGAACCCTCATAAACTTGATTGGCAATCAAATACCTGGGCCTTTAGGTTACACCCGCTTATTTTATTCATGCATTATACATGTCTCAAAAAATATATCCTCTACAAAACCTTTTACATAATCACCCAACTCATGCATATTATATCCCATTGATCTAATAAGACTATTTTCATGAAATTCTGCACGAAAATATTTTACCCTATTTAGAACATTTGTTTTATATAAAATCTCATATTCAGCACCCTCAACATCTATCTTTAAAAATTTACATTCGTCTATTTTGAAGATATTGAATATTGAATCCAAAGTCAATGATTGAGTAAAAAACAATGAATTTCCTTCTTCAGATTTCATCATATAAGAAGATGCCCCACCTGTATTCCCATTCAAACTTCCAACCAATGTCATTCCTCTACCATCACCCGATACAGCAAAATGAAAAACTCTGACATTTCTTACATTATTATTTTCAATATTTTTTATAAAATCCATATATAAAAACGGTATAGGTTCAAATGATATAATATTTATTTGAGGATATTTTTTCCCCATATAAATAGCAAACTCTCCCGTATGTCCACCTATATCGACAACAATATCCCCGTTTTGAAAAACCATATCAGAAAGTCTGTAATGGTCTAACTTCATTTCTTCAAAAATACTATTACATGCCCAGGTATCAGGAAACTCCAAATCAACATCACCGATTGTATATATCATTTACGACTCCATAAACATTCGCCAACATTCATCACACCTATTAGCGGGTTTTGATTTTCCTGAATATCGAGGATGAAGTCTACATCTAAATTTATCTGTTACCTTTTCATTAGCACCTCTTTCCTTTTCTTCATACAATCTACAAGGATCGGTCCTTATATCATTATCAATATACATATTTCCCTTCAAACATCCATTGATAATATCATAATGTTTACAAAGTTTATGACATTTTTCGATAATATATCTTTGTAATTCTTGAATTTCTCTCACACTCAACATATTTTACTCCTTATTCAATTCCTTTAATAAAAAAGTTATAAGTTTTAATTCTCCAAGTGCCTTTATACCAATATATAAAACACCAAAACCAAAACCAATAACCATAACATCTGCAAGAGTATGCATCATCAATACGGTTTTTGTCCAAACTTCTAAATCCATATACAAACCCTCCTAAAAAAATAAATTTACAGCAACCCCAGACTCATCAAGAAGGCTCAACTTATTCATCGGATCAAGAAGAATTTCTATTTTTTTGATAAAATTATTTTGAATTTGTTTATTATAATCTATCTGAACAATATTATCAAATTCTTTTGGCCATATTAAAAATGACATTTCATCAAGCCCAAATTTATTAGACTTTAAATATATTACCTTTGTCTTATTTCCTTCTTCTATATCTTCATATTTATCTTCCAAACCAAGATGTTTCAAAAGAAACCGATAATTACGAACACCCTTGACGTGCCATGGAGCACCTTTTAAAATATCATTACCCTTTATATATTTACTTATTCCTTTTGTTCCTATATTCATACAAATTTCTTCAGGTAAACAATTACGAAGTTCCTTTTTATATTTAGCAATTTTACTTGATATTTCACTATCTGGAGATCCCTTCAAAATCATTTCCATAAGATCAACAAGTTTTGGTCTAACGGCTTCTGGAGTTTCAGACCTTATAATTTCTAACCCCTTTGTTTTTATTTTATTTACAGAAACACCTTCTTCATTTACATGCCACATAGAATATTTTTTCTTCTTTACAAACAATGCTGTCTTTGCAATAATTTCCTGCTTAAACATAATTTTGAAATCTGTTACAGCAGAATTATAAAAACCTTTCTGTACTTCTTTATAACACCTATCATTTATATACTCTTCTATGGTATGAGTAATCCTTCTTATATAATGTATCTTTTTTTCATCATCCAATACATTCCACTTTTCCTTACCTATGAATTTCATTAGGTGTCCAACTTTTACATATAGGCTATCAGTATTGTGTAAAAGAATATTTCCTATACCACCAACAAAATGATGATTTTCTGTTTCAATATCATAAACATATATATTCGTTGGTTGTTTTATTATTTTTTTTATTAAATTTTTAGATTTAATTTTTTTATCATGAGAATTTATATTTATTCTACAATTGGTAACATTTTTCTTATCACTTCTTGTTGAAATTGTTAAATTTTTATTATCATTTTTTAATATTTGAACTAAACCAGACATCAATGTTTTGTCTATACTACAAAAACATTCATCCTTTTCTTTTTTCTTATTATAACCATCCCCTTCATAATATCCTTGATAAAAGGACATTTTCACATCTTTATTTGAATTTAATATTTCTATTGGAATTTTTTTATCCATTTTTTTAGTAAAACATCTAATAAAAAAATCATAATTACTTTTCGGTTTTAAAATATTTAATGGATAACAATCTCGTTGTTTATTTACATTATATATCCTACTTTTAATATTCAATCTTAATAATTTATCTTTAATAACATTTAACAATTTAATATTTTTATTCGAATATTTAATTGAATAATCCGCTTTATGACTTATTGTTTTTTTTCTTTTTCCTGTATTTCTATTTTTAAAAATTTTTTTACTCATTGATCCTTCAGCGCAAAACATACCAAGAAGCCATGCTTCATTCAAATTCATATTATTGTCTTTAGGAAGATTCCATTCAACAAACTCTACTTTATTCGTTTCTAATGGTTTAACTTTCTTATTATCAACTACCAACGAATGATCTTCTGTACAATCAATTCTTCCGCCATAAGCATTTACAGAATAAATATTTTTATTTGTTTTATGTCTATATATGTATTTTATTGGTGTCCAACCATTATCACTCATTATATCAATATTTTCTATTATATGTCTTCCATCCACATCAAATTTATATAAATCTTCTATTGGAATAATATCAACCAATCCATTATATCTTATAGGTATAGGTGTATCACCAGTAATACTATCTCCATATGCCACCATATCTTCTATAATCTTTGGAAACTCTGTTATATTGATCATATTCATAGTATTGATTATTGCTTCATTATGTGCATATTTTCCTTGTTGAAAAAAATCATTGATAAATCTTTCTCCTGAACGAATTGTCATTCTACCACAAGATGTTATTGCTTCAGATATATTCATATTGAAATATCTCGAATATGGAACAGCAGTAATACCAAATGCGGCATTTAACATTGTCTTCAACGCATTTTGTATAGAATCAAATTGACCTGCCCGCTCTTTCGCTTTATCAAGATTCTCCCCCCTTAATTCTGATAAAGACATTTTTGTTCTATCTCTTTTATCCTTTACTTCTTTTCTTTTTGTAAATACATATTTTTCAATTGCGGATAATACACCAACAGGTTTTGTATAAAAAACAGATCCGCAAGGAGCAATAGAAAACAGTCTCTTTTCCAATGCTGAATTAAAGGCCAATAAATTTACACCCTCTATTCTTATTCTTCTATCCCCTTTAGATAAAGTAAATGGAGGATAATTTCTATCTTTAGTATAAAAAACCATCTGGTCTTCTGTTATTTCAAGAATCCTACCATAATATGTTTCAGGAGACATATTCAAAGTAATTATATGAGAAGGATATGAAGATGCTATATCAAAATCACATATCCATTCATGCATTCCGCTTTGTGGTTCTTTTACATATGCCGCTTCAAATGTTTCTTGAACACCACCATGAAAATGTGGAGCACATAAATTATTTCTTCTCATATGGGTAAGCAACAAACCTTCAATCAGTTGTGTCTGGACTTGATAATATTTCATAGGAACCCTGCACAATAAAGATAATGCTTGAACCAATTTTATATATCCAAGTTTATCTTCCAACTGTGAAGGTCTATAAGTATCCATTATATTATATTCGATAAATTTATTATAATCTTTTTCATATAATTCATTCAAATTTTTATATTCTGAATAATCTATTTTACCTTTTTCCAATTCATGTTTAGATATAAAATCAAGAGAATATCTTTCTCTTTTATCAGGAGAATACCATTTATATAAATGCATATAATCAAGAATAGTTACTCCCGCTATATCAAGTTTTATTTCTTTTTTATCATTTTCCCACAGTCTCACATTCCTAACAGGAGACAGTGTTTTATATATATTAGTATCTTCCCCAAACAATTTTTTTGTTCTGTTTATCAAATACATCAAATCAAAATCCAAAACATTCCAGCCTGAAATAACATCACAAGAATATCTATCTATAAAAATAAAAAACATACGCAATAGTTTTTCTTCGTCCTTACAATGAACATAATTGAAATCTTTCTCATCCCTATATTTTCCATCATACGGTTTCAAACCAAATACTGTTGTCCTGTTCTTATACGTATTATAAATAGCAATAGAAACAACCTTATCCTTTGCTTCACTTGCCTTAGGAAATCCTTTTGTTTGATATACTTCAATATCCAAAAAATAAGTACAGAGTTTAGGAACTTCCATATCTTCATCTGGAAGTCTATAATATCTTTCTGTAAGAAACTGAATTTCTGGTCTTACCCTGTCTTCATATGTAAAATTATTATCCTTTGTCGTATACTGATAATAATCAACATATGAATCAAAAATCTTTTTCTGAACCTTTGTTCCATCAATAGTTTTTATATCACCGCCTTGTGCAGGATGAAAAACATATGGAACCCAATCAATTTCGCTCGAAAGGTTCTCTCCTTTTATTTGTTCCCACAAATAAATCCGATTTTGTCTCGTATTATAAAAAATATTCTTAAACATATCTTATTATATCACACTCCAGCCAAATTGTATATTATCAAAATTATATTTGTTTTTATATGTTTACATAACCCCTGTAATATGATATAATAATTTTGTGGAAACTTTTTCCACAAAAAAACATCTAAATAATAAGGTTGAAGAAAATGAAACCAAACAGAATTATTATTCCATTTATCTTATTGTTCTTATTTGTATTGTCTACATTTACGTATTCACAAACAGAATATGTAATAACAACATCAACTGTAAAAATAGGTTGGAATGCTCCAACTACAGGACCAGTACCTACTTATTATGAAATCTGCGTTGTAAGAGATGATCCTACAAATACAGTATATTGTTTTGGTCAAACAGTAGAATTAAGTCTAACAATACAAAGACCAAGAAGCGGAAAATATGTAGCACGAATACGATCTGCTCTTGTAAATGCAGACTCAACAGTAACATATTCAACCTGGGCAACATCTTTAGATGATAATGCTATGTTGAAAACTGGAGCAATAGGTAAATGGAAAATATACTGGAAACCATCGGGTCCAATAGGCCCGATACTACTTCAATAAGGAGAAAAAATAATGGCAAAAATTGCGCAAAAAACATTGTCTTGGGGAGCAAGTTCGGATGCTGATGTTATTGGATATCGTCTAAGATGGGCAATTCCACCAGCACTAATTGATTATACCACACCATCATTTGATGTCGGAAAAGTAACACAAGTTGCATTACCAGTTACAGGAATGCCTTTGATTGATGGTCAACTAACAATGGGACTAACAGCGGTTGACGATGTAGGAAATGAATCGGATATAGCAACACTAACAGCCCCTTTCGATTTGGTTGCTCCTGCCCCACCTACGGGTTTAATGATTGTTTAGCCTGGGCATGGTGCATCATTCGATGGAAATTAATTTACAAATTTTTTAGTAGGTAAAAATAAAAAGGGTGAGAATTCTCACCCTTCTTTTTTGTCTGCCCTACGGTGGTAGCGATACCCTGTCGGACACTTATTATTGTTTATAGATTATCTTCTACAAGATCATCCACTTTAGCCAAATATTCTATAACTAACCATAAATTTTCTATACGTTTCGTTCTCCCTTTCTGATGCATTACATCAATAGTATTTTGAACCAAACAAATTGATTCGTCTATAAGATCAGCGATCTCTTTTCTTACTGCCTCCATTTCTGCAAATTTAAGATTGATTTCTTTTTTTTCTGCAACTACTTCTTCAAGTTGAATCTGCTTAGTTACATTAATCATAATCTTTCTCCTTTTCAATTTTGGCTAACTATCTCTTTCCCTCCACTAATATTTATGGTTTTCTAAAAACAAAAATCGGCTCATATTTAACATATTCACCTTCTATAACAACTACATTTAAACCCTTCTCATAATACTTTTCTATATCATTATCCCGACCAGGAGTAAATCTCATGAGCATATAAAGTTTATCTTCTTCAATAAAACCTATTGCTTTTGCTATATCAATAGAGTCCTTTTCCAGATGAATAAATTTATCTTTACTTACTCGAAGATTTGCTATATTCCAAAATAAAAATCCCCTGCTTTTCATTATTTTATAACAATTCTCCAATGTCTTTTTAAGAAACCCCTCCTTCCAATTACCATAACTGGAAAATTTTTTATATGACTGTGTTTCTTCATCACAATATTTTTCCTTACCGAAATACGGTGGTGAAGTATATATTAAAGATACTCTTCCTTCATATTCTTTGAATATCTTATGATTATGAAATTCTTCTGAACCCATACAAACAGGAACAATTTCTGTATTACAATGAGAATCAATAAAACTTTTCCAAAATTTTTCTATCATCTTATATCTATTATATATTTTTGTATTAGGATCGGTTCCTATATAAACGGTTTTTCTTTTTCTAAGCATAGGATGATTATTAGCAGCCAAAAAAGAAACCATCCTGCCTGCCCACCCCATCGAAGGATCATAAACAATTAATTCATTATCTTTCATTTTTGACAAATATGTTTGATATAACCATTTTGCAATAGATGTTCTAATATTAACTACAGGTTGCGTCCCGCTACCAATCCGAATACCTTGTTTCATTGCAGGCCATATTTCAAAATTAGGATTTTGCTTCCAAGTTCCAAGAGCATCCTTCCATAAAACCCTCTTCATTTTCTTAATATAAATATCCTTATTATAAAAAGAACTCATTATAGAAAGGTTATTTTTATTATTAAGGCTTCTTACAATTTCAACTTCCGCCATTTCTGGAAACCAATGATCAACAACATTTCCCCAACTATTATATCCTTTGAGAATCTTCTTCCCTTCTTCATCAAAAGAATAATTTTCTGTTTTTACATTTAATTCATTAAATTTTCTAAAACGAGATATAATTTCTTCAAGAGTAGCATATCCAGCATGAGGTGGTGTATTTTCTTTTTCATACTTCTCAATAAAAAACACCCGCATCTTTTCAGAAAAAACTTCAAATTCCTTTTCTGTCATATCTCTTACTTTAGACCAAGGAAAATTAAATTCTTTTGGAAAATTCATTTCAGTATATAAAGGCAGACAATCACAATTTTTATACGGATCTTCATAATCAAAAAATGAAAACACCACATTATTTTTACTCATAAATAAACACCATATTACATTTCTATAGGAACATCGGATAACTTTTTATACTCTCTATCAACTTCCCAATAATCATTTACTTTATTCAAAACTTTATAATCACCGTTCCAAGATTTTATAATCATTCTTTTATTATTTTCACTTACAACATCAACTTCTATACCAGATACTTTTCCAAGAAATGTTTCGATTTTAACACTCTTTTTTTTCATATCTCCCCCGAATTTTGTGTTCTGCCCGCTTTCACGCTGAATCAGTTTCAAGTCTTATTAGCTTTTCGCAGAATGTAACCATCCGACAGCAGAACATCAAAATCTATTTTCATATTGATATGTAGAAATAAACTCAGGATTCATATTTCTTTTTTCTGCTTTCTTTTTATTTTTACCAGTAGCACCATAACCAAAACCAGACATAACCCCCATACCCATACTCGACAAATAAATATTAATTGCTATTTGCTGTAATATAGGTTGGGTATATTTATTTTCTGCTATATGGGTTTTAATTGAATTTATTTTTCTTTGAATGGACCTATCTTTTCCTTCACTTATTTCCTCCATCATATCACAAGATTGAATAATCCATTCTTTGATAGCCTCACTTGGCATATATTTAAGCATTGAAATACACGGAGATATAATATGTCCAATCGCCTGTCTTTCTTCAACCGCCGTCAAATATAATTTACCATTAATAAAAATATCAACATACTGGGTGGGTTTACTCATTATCAAACTCCTTTTCTTCTATTTATCAACATATCCAACTTCTTCACGAACCGCCATCAACAATTTTCCAAGTTGATTCTTTCCTTTACCGCTTCTAATATCTACTCCCCAAAATATATCACCACGATCATTTCCTTCTTTAAGTATTTTGTTTCCAGTAGATAAAAGTTTTCTTTTCAATTCACCTTCTTTGAATTTCTGACGAAGAAGATTATACATAACAATAACTTTTATATCGTCCCAATCTTTTCTTTTTATTACTTGTTTACCTCGGCGTTTTGCGGAGAATGCGGTTGGTGCATATAAAATATTTTTTCTCTCCATCTCATCAAGGGTTTTTGCTGCCTGATATGCGTGTTCGACAGATGGATAAACAACCCCATCAAGTTCAACATCAACATACCAAAAATTAGATAAAAATCTATACTCTCCCTGAAACTCTCTAATTACTTCTACTTCCTGACCGCCTTCCATTCTTATTCTCCTTCTTTCTTTTTATCTACTAATTCTACTTCAATCGTACCACGAACATACATTTCTTTATCTGTTCCTAATTCATAAAACTTTATACCATCACGATCAAACCTATAAGGTTTTTTTACATCAATATTATATTCTTTTATCATATTCTTGTCTGTTCCATAGAGAATAACTTTCCCGCTTTCTTTTTGTCCTCAATCACATCCAATAATAAAAATCAAGAAAAAAATAATACAAAATAATTTTTTCATCTTCTCTTTTCCTTTCTTCTTCCAGGTGTTGATCTTTCATCCGGTTGTTCCGAAAGTTTACGATCATCACCACTTATTTTTGCATCTTCAATCCATACATCCAGTTCTGATGAATCATAAAGTCTTAGTGATCGTGCATCATAATAAAACTTATTCATTTCACCAACACGACCGCCTAAACGATTCTTCACAAGTTTATAATTCAATTCACTTTCATAAACCATTTTATCTTCATCTTCCCCGTAAATCATCATAAAATCTGCGGTTGCAGGAAGACCTAAACTCTCTGAAATATAAACCCAATCAACTTCACTGAATGCAACTACAGATCCTTCCCTATTCAATTGAGATACTGTCACTACAGGACAATCAAAACCAAAAGATAATGCTCTCAATTCTTCTGAAATCTTTTTGATGTTTGAATACATAACATCAATTGTTCCGGTTGTGGGCTTCATCAAATTGATATAATCAACATATATAATGGAAGGTTTGATCCCTCGCATTTTCAATTCTCTAATGTATCTCTTGAAATCTAATACAGATGCTTCCCCTGTTGGAAATTGTTTTATCCATAAATTCCCACGATTTGGTTGTTCTTTTATTTGCTTCAAATAACCAACCATTCTCATAGTCTCCGTTCTTACTCCATAAATTTTGTTTATATCAAGTTTGGAATATATAGCATCAAACCTCTGAGCAAACGCATCTTCACTCATTTCCATCGTCATAAGCAAAACATTATGTCCATGAAGAACTTGGCGGGATGCAAAATTTGCCATTGTTGCTGACTTGAACCCATGTATCCTGGCTGCAAATACAGATAGGGTGTATGGTGGAAATCCACCAGAAATATATTCATCAAATTGCGGAAAATAAGTAGGAACTCTGATAGTGCTATTACTTATAATTCTTCGAAGCCTTTCATTTAGGCTATCAAAATAATTTGTTCCCAAATCTATTCGAAGGTCTTTTATCAAAGCATCTTCAATTTTTGAAGATATATTTGAATAAGAATCTCCCCTTTCAATCAATTCCACTGAATCAAGAATTGCTCTCTTGATCGCTTTTTCCTTCAAATATTTATTGGTTTCATCAAAAAGATAATCATAATTTTGAGTGACACTAAAATCAACAGCATCAATTTCTTTGAATAAATTTTCAACTTCGGGAGTTGCTATCTCTGAAATAATAGCAGCCCTGGGCATAATATTATCATACTTTTCTACATGATCCTTTAATAATACAAAAGCCCTACCAACAGTTTCATCTTCAAAATAACTCTTCTCAAATACAGAAGATATAGTTACTAAAAAAGGTTTGTCTTCTAACGCACCTTTTATAATAAGTCGTTCTAATGTTGTATTCTCCATTTTATTCCTTATCTGTTGAATATTGTGGGCAGCATGATAGAATTACCATACTACTTTGTTTGCACTCTCTGATACAGGATAAACATACTTCGTTCAATTCAGACCACCAATAACTATCCAATTTTTTCAAAGAGTTTGTTTGGGGAGCAGATTCGACAGAATCTCGTCCTTTTGACTTGATATATAATCTTTCTACATCATATGTTTTTAGAACATCTTCTTCTTTTATGGGAAGATTATTTTTCTTGATATATAAAGCAAGTGTAATATAATTCTTATCACCTTTTACATCAGATAGCTTTTTCAATTTTGTCTTTGCTGTAAAAGCATCTCTCTTTCCACCAATTTTTGCTTTATACCATTTATAGCCACGCTTGAATACAACAATCGTTCCGTTCTCAATCATATGCTATTCCTCTATATATATTATACCAAATTTCATCACAAGTGTAAACAATCTACTTGACCACTTCTATTATAACCCATTGAAATCAATTTGTAAATATATTATTTATCCTTTACAATTCAAGAGGTTTATGATACAATAAATAGACAAGAGGTATAAAATGGACGATCAAGAAAAAACAGATGATGAAATATTACAAGAACTTCATACAAAACATCCAATAGACGAACTTGTAAAATTTTCCGAATATAATATTCAAGAAAAACTTGAACAAAATACATATCAAATAATAAAATTCAAAGAACTTTTTATAAAAGAAAAAAACAATCTTGATAAAATGATATCATTGAAAGAAAGAATTATTGGTGAAAGATTTGATTTTTATCGTTTTCATTCAGATAAAGATTTACGGCCCAATGAAATCATACAATATTACCTACCAAAAGACCTAAAAATAATTCAGATAAACAAACTTATCAGAAAACAACAGCTCGTTGTATCGTTCTTTGAAATGTGTGTTGATGCTATATCAAGACTGGGATGGGCAATGAAGTCATGGTTAGACAGCAATAGAATGGGTTTATAAAATGGTTAGACTAAAGAAACTTGGTGTGTTATATATACAACTTGACCCCGATTATGACGATGAATATTTTTTAGGTTCCGTAAAACATCATTTTACAGAATATATTGAAAATTACAGATTTACTCCAGCGTTTCGCAGCGGGCGGTGGAATGGTAAAATCAGTATGTATAACGGTTTCAAAAGAACCCTTCCATATGGTTTACTTACTGATCTTATTAGATTTCAGAAAGAAGAATATCCAGACCTGAAACTTGTCCCTGACAAGGATGTTCTTGATATGTTCAAAAACCCAAAAGAATATGAAATCAATTGGGACTTGAAATATTTTCCAAGAGACTACCAAAGAGAAAGCGCAGAAGTAGTATTGAAGTATACCAAAGGAATTATTCGATCTGCCACAGCAAGCGGCAAAAGTCTTATTATATCATACATAATAAAAACACTCCTTGAAAACAGAGCAACAAAACATAATCTGATTATTGTTCCTACAATATCTTTAGTTGAACAATTCAAAAGCGACATGATAGAATATGGAATAAAACCCGATCTTATCGGTCAAGTATATGAAGCAAAAAAAGAATTTGATAAACCAATTGTTGTGTCAACTTGGCAGTCTTTGAGCACACACCATACATACTTGAAAATGTATGAATGTGTTATATGCGATGAGGTCCATCAAGCAAAAGCATATGAAATAAAAAAGATTATGGAAAAATGTATAAACGCAATATACCGATTTGGATTTACCGGAACATTGCCCTCATCAAAAATAGACCTATGGAATATAAAATCATTCATAGGTCCGGTATTGAGAGAATATACAGCCCATGAATTATCTGAAATGGGGTATATAAGCAAGTGTAATGTTTTAGCAATAAATGTAAAATATCAAAATGAATATGATGGTGAATATAATGAATTGAAAGAAAAAATCTTCAACAACAAATTCAGATTGAACCTATTACATCATATAGTTTCAAGTGTAGATGGAAATATCCTTTTACTGGTAGGTAAAGTTGAAAAAGAAGGAGAACTTCTAAAAGAATTCTTGAAATCAAAACAATATAAAAACAAAGAAATTATTTTCATTCACGGTGGGACTGATGTAAAGGAAAGAGAAGAATGGAGAAAAGAATGTGAAAAGAGAAAAAATATTATACTGATTGCTACATATGGAACATTCCAAATGGGAATAAATATTCCCTCTCTCAAATATGTTGCTCTCGCATCCCCATTCAAAAGCAAAATCAGAGTTTTACAATCAATCGGAAGATCGTTGAGAACCCACGCAGACAAAGTAAACGGTGCTGTGGTCTTCGACATTATAGACGAAAGCAAATACCTTCTGGATCACGGTATCAAAAGATCACGCTATTATAGTTCCGAAGGATTCAATGTAATTGAAGAAGTCATAGAGGAGGGGGATAATATTATTGATCTCGTTCCTATGATGCTGAAGAAAATTTCATAATATCATCCAAGGTTTTCCCACAATCAAAACACGTAACTATAGGAACAGGAAAAATCTCTTCTTTTCCTGTCGGGCTCTGTAATACAGATACCTTCTTGAGAATCATTACACTCTGAAAAAGTTCTGAACCACATTGACATTTTATATTTGGTAATTCTGCAACATTTACATTTTGATTCATCTGATTTGCCATTATACACTCCTTACGTTTTAGTATATCTTTCCATTCTTTTCATTGTTTCTTTTGTTCTCATTTCTTTTTCTTTCTCTAACTTTACAATCCTTTCTTTCTTTTGTTTCAAGGTAAGTTGCCTTCTTGCGTTTGCTTCCCTTTCTCTTTCTTTTGTTGAATTCTGCTGTGTTTGTTTTTGTATAATCTGTTTTCTTTCAGCGTCCTTTTTCGTTTGATTACTTCTTTCTTCTCTTTCTTTTTCTATTCCAATTTTATTCTTATTTGTAGCAACCGCCTTTGCATTATGTGAAGCAGTACCATAAGAAGTATCAGAATAAGTAGTATACTTCACACCCTTTGTATTATAATTTATTTTTTTTGAATTATAATAAGGGTCTTTGAGTTGTTCCATAACAAAATCTAATCTTTCGGTTATATCTTTCATATTTTTATTTTAAAATCTCTTTTAGATCAGTTTCCTGCCACTGTGAATTTACAAGATAATATTCTTCACAATTGAATGAAATTTCTCTATACTGATTAATTGGAGTCTTCAAATCATTATCTTTATAATGTCTAAGTTCTTCCTCTAATATTTCTTCAATATCTAATGGTAATTCATCATATCTATGATGAGGTAATTTTGCAAAAAGATCATATGCATTAGGACTCCATGCATACTTATATGATCCTTTAGGAAAAAATATCCACGGATGACCATATGTATCAGCAACACCGTATTGAGAAGTAACAAAAACACCATCACGAACATTCCAACCAAATTTTTTATAGAATATTCTATTCAATATATCATGAAGTTTTTGTCTCATTGATAAAGGTTTTCTTCCAGAACTAATTCTACTCTTTCTTAAAAAGATATCACCCCTTACACTTGCTTTTATTTCAGGAGTATCCTCTATTCCTCTAAAAAGAAATCTTTGCGATCCTTTAATCTCTTTCAAAAAAATAGAACAATCCCGTTTAAGGGTTTTTATAATAACATCTATTCTTTTATTCTCATTAAGAAATTCTACAAGTCTCATCTCTATTTTCCTAATATTTCAAAAACAAAATCTCTATGAATATTATCAATCATCAAATATCTTTGAATATTGAAACATATTTCATTTCCATATTCAAGTGCTTGTTTCAATCCATAATCCTGATATGTATTTACCTTATCTTTTATAAATTTATAAATTTCTTCTCGCTTTTCATCTTCATATTCTTCAAACTCTTGATATGGATGAAAATAAGAATGACCTACAAGTTTTCCATTTTTTATTACCGCAACAGCATATCCATCTACTAATTTAATAAGATGAATAGGTTTATTTTCTGTCACATCATATATGCTCTTATATTTTTTTCCTTCAAAATCCCAGTAACCCCTGACCTCTTCTTTCCCAGGAACAATGCTTGGTTCATTATCTATAATCCAATCACTTTTTAATTGCTTTGTATTTTTAAAATTTTTTGCCCAACGATCAACATCCCACTCATTACTAACATTGACAAAAAAATCTTTTATCGCTTTTGACCATACATACTTATATCCATTAAGAGGAACGAATATAAAAGGAATACCATATGAAGCAGCCCTTTGCCAATCTCCCGCAAACACACCGTTCCTTACTCTCCATCCAAATCTTTCTTCAAATATTTCATTTGATATTTTATGAATTTCTGGATGTGTATCTCTTGGTATACGTTCTTCAAGATGAGAAGAAAACAATTTCCAAGCACTTCCTTTTACAGAATTAAGTTTCTTTGTCCCTCTATACATAAGAATAGATGTTCCTTTTACTTCATTCATAAACTGAGAACACTTCATCTCCATGAATTTTTTCAAAGCATCAGGATATAATGTTTCGTCTAAACGACTTCTAAATCTCATTTTTTAAATACATCCATTAAATTATATTTTTTATCTTCATTTACCAAAATATATTTATCACACATAAATGAAATTTCTACATGATTTTTATATTTTGTATCAAGTGTATGCGTGAGTGCTTTTGCTAAATCTTTATCTATATATTTTTCTATAACCTTTTCTACTAAATCATTGACTTCATCGGGATATTGTTTATACCATTTTTCAGTTGTCATTCCACGCATTTCTGCCGGAGCATGGAAAACACCGAACAAATCAGATATAGTGGGCGACCATACATACTTATAATCCCCGACCGGAAAAAAAAGAAAAGGTTTTCCATAAAAAGCAACAGCCATAGATTCTCCAAGACAAAAAACCCCATTTCTTGCAGCCCATCCAAATTTTTCCGTAAATTTTCTATTCAATAAATCATGAATTCCCTGCGCTGTGTTCATGGGCCTTCTGTCTATAAGATGACCTGGAAATATATCATAATTTTCTATACGTTTTTGAGAACCTCTATAAGCAAAATTAAATCCCGCCTCTTTGAGAAACTTAGAACAATTCTCCTTAATAAAAAGAATCATCTCTTGATGTTTTTTATTCTCATTTATGATATATTTTTTTATCTTCATTTATAAACCTGAATTGTTTGTGTATTAATGCGCCTTTCTGTTGAAAGTTCTGCCTTATATCCAAGATCATCACAAAGATCAATAATCTCCTGTGCTAATTCTGTAAAATCCATATTGAAACTAAACAGTATTCTTTTTCGTCCATCAAGAACAGTAATTTCAACTTCTCTTTCATCATCAGAATAATGATCCATATAACTTTTTAATATATATTTTTCATGTCTTGGATTTTTAAGTGATACTTCCAAATGATCCATATCTGATCTTTGTATTTTATTACTTTCTATGATCAAAAGCCGATCATCAATATTCTCATCAATTTTTTGTCTTTTTACATAATCTTTAAATTTACTCATTTTTCTTTCCTCACTATATCAAGCAATCTATAAACATGATTATTATTAACCAATAAACAATCAGAATCGGTCCACACTTCTACATCATCGGGAAGAGAACCAGAACCGTATGTCATAATTTTAAACCCGTTTGGTTTTGGAAGATATGCCTCTTCACACGCATTGAGAAATTTAATATTAGTTTCAAAATAAACAATTTTAAACATAAAAAATGTTTTTACATCATTATAAAGAAACTCTTGTAATTCTCCTTTATCAATACTATCGCAAATATCTGCTAACTCAATAAATTCAGACCATGTAGTAACATTAAGATTTTTAGAAAACAATCCTTTTATATCTAATGCTTTCTTAAAAAGTTTTTCAATCATACTATTAGCATTATCTACACCATATGGTTCAAAACTCTTAAATGATCTCCATATATCACCACCAGAACAAACACCATATACCCCACCTTTTTTCGCAAATACCTGATAAACTTCCTCATTTGCAAACCCAGAAGCATAATCTTCATTGGTTGAACATATTATTGATTTACTCCTTTTAGGAAAACTATTCCAAGATTTAAAATTATCAATCATCAATGTATAATAATTTAGTGTATTCCTTGATTTTCTCGTATGTTCAGATGGACGAACAATACCATACGGACTAATAAAAGATGTTCCTCTAAAAATTCTTAAACGAGATCCTTTCCAACCATCGTTTTTTCTTAACCATTCAAGAGCAACCTCTTCACTGACTTTCATTGTTCTTTCAAAGGTTTTGTATTCGGGTTGAATAATAATGTTTTCTTTAAGATAATTATCAAATCTCATTATACCGACCTATACCAATCAGAAACTTTTCTTTTAAGTTGGCTCATAGTCATGATACTTGGTGCCAAATATTTCCATCCATTTCTTTTCATCAAATCGAAATATTCTTTTCCAATAGGGTTTTTTATAGGAGAATCATAAAAATAAGAAACCTTCTTGAAGGCATCGAGGACAACTTCATTTGTTAATTCCCCAACATCATTACTCACTTCTATATAAAAAGGAAATTTTGATTTTAAAAAGTTTTTAGTATCTTTTATCTGATTATAATAATTTTCAAAGGATTCTCTATCAACCTTTCTTGTTCTTTTCTGTATTCTGTCCCATGCGGTTTCAGATGATGTATTTACAAATATCATACCCAGATCATATCCAAGATTTTCTAAAATATTATATCTTCTAACAACCGCAGTAGACTGTGCGGATGTTGTATCTATAGCAAGGGGAAGAACAGAATTTATATAAAGAGTTAATTTTGATTCAAGTAAAATTCTTGATCTATTATAAAACTCTTCATAGTGTCCACCGTGAGGATCTTTAAACTCTACATATAGATCGACATTAACCATTCTTGGTTCAATTAAACCTGACTTGACTTTAGAAAGAGTATATGACTTTCCAGACCCAGGAAATCCTGCCATAAAAACGGCTTTAAATATTCCCAAATCATTTATACCTTCATTAATCAATTCTGTTTCAGATATATCTTTATAAAATGAATCAAATCTCATTATTTTTTCCTAAACAACCCTGGTAAAGAACCGAATGATTGAATCATACTTTCGCTTACTGTACCATCGGGAAGTCCCGCTTTCTTTTCCTGTGTTCTACCTATAACATAACCAGTAAATGAAATAGAGAATGTTCCGAATAAAAATCCTGCTATATACTCAAGCATCCCAACAACCGAATTAAGAGTTGCTTCATCAAACCTATAATACGATCCAAGCGCAACAATTCCTGGGGCAAAGAAAACATAAACACAAATCAAATAAAAAAGTTTTCTTAAAATCATCGGTCTTGTTCTACGAACATATTCGTCCGGTGCTAAATATGCAGCCTTCTCAACATCCTGAGAACCTTTCATCAAATCATATTCTACTGTCTTTTCTTTTAGAACGAGTTCTTGTTCTCTCAACGCAATTTCTTTAATTTTCTCTTCGTGTTGATTGATTAATTCTTGTAGTTTCAATTGTGTTTCGGGCGAAACCGCCCCCTGTGTCAAAGAACCGAGAACTGAATTCGCTAATTCTCCTGCTTTTGTAACGGAATCTGGAACCTTCGCACCAAACAATCCTGCAATAGCACCCCAAAGTTCAGGTATTTTTGGTAACAGTGTAAGACCCGCACTCACCAATAAAGGTATTGCTGGTAATGGCATATTTCACACTCCTATTTTTTTATATAAAATATTTTCAAACATATGTTTACAATTTATTCAAAATATGATATACTCAGTTATCTTTGCTGTTCGGTATACCATGTTATATATTTACATTGATTTCATTGAACATTTTCATAACTTTTTTACACCCTTTCTTGTTTCTCTTTATCCTGTTTAATTACTCCTGTTCTTTTCAATTGACTACTACTCATATGTCCATATAAAACACGTACATTGTTTACTATTTTTCGGACAAAAGGAACAGTTTTTAATTCACCATCAATCTTTTTTATTTCCAATTCAGAAAATTCATCAAGATCAGAAGAATGTTTAAATTCCGCTTTAAGTATCTCATTTTCTCTCATTTCATCACGTATACTTTCAATTATTTCTTCATTTATAGTCTGTGATTTTACTTTTAATTTAGGCATGATATACCTCAAAACATAATAATTCTGTATTATTTATAAAAGATTTACTATTAAAAACTATGAGCCAAAAAAAAAGACCGTCTAAAAAATATATAAACGGTCTTATATTCAACATACACAAGTTTAATTCATAAGTTTCTTGTGTAACTCTTCCATTTTATCTCGTCTAACAACAACAATATTAGATTTAACTACTGGTTGTGTGGATATTTTTGGTGGAAGACCTGTATTCCATTCAGACACCTCTTCTTTTTTCTTTGCTGTATAATGATAAGAATTACATATCATTTTTTCTGCAATACAGAAAGGACCATCAATATCTGGACATGCGCATCTCATATGATCTTTATCTACAACACTTTCTCTAATCCACTTACAATTATTGAAATCCTGTTGATCGAATTCATCAAGTTTTTGTATTTCATTATCAAATACAACTCGCTCATCATCAACTTCAAAATTACCACATTTATGTAAAACACCAGGATCACAAAACCTACAATCAGTTCCATATACTTTTTGATTAGAACAACATTCTGAATCAGGAACTCCTTCATAAAACCATCGACAATAATGGGGATCAAAAAAATTCTTTCGATCTTTTACCATTATCTTCTTCCCGTTGTTTTCATCAGGTAATTTTTCCCCCGCTGTCTCTGTTTTTTCAATTGACTCTTCCTCCACTTTTTCCGTTGCTTTCTGCTCAATTTTTGTGGGGGCTCCAGATCCGTTGTCTGGTTCTGCCCCTGAGCGAAAAAAGGTATTCTCTTCACTATCTCCACCGTTCCAACCACCTGAATAAACGGGAACGGGTCTTGGAGGGTTTATTTTTTCATCGGCCTCCTTTACAAAAGCATCTGAATCAAAAGTAACATCATAAATTATTTTTAATTTTCCAGGAAGAATCATTAAAGAACCACAAGCAGTTTTATACCTTACCTGTGTTTTACTTCCTTTTTCATGAGTTACAACTGTTGAAATATTATGGTTCTGATTAATCCATGCTTCATCAGTTCCAGAAAACCCCGCAAACATTGTATGATGAGAATGAACAACACCAATAAGAGATACACCTTCAGGAACTGTAAAATTAATATCATTAACACTTCCGGCAGTTGCTCTTTGTTCTGGAATGATAAGATCATTTACCATAAAATCATCCCCTACTCTTTCACCAACATAGTATCCCAACCATTCCTGATTTTTATACTTATTCATCAAGGCATCAATTTTCATTTTGACAATTGGTTTAAGATTTACACAAACTTCTTTGGGAGCCTTTCCACATTCCTTTACACAATCAAGTTTAACTTCCCATGAATCATCTCTTCTTGCTTCTGGAAAAGAATTTTTATGTGCCCATTTTTGCCAAGGTTCCTGATAATTACCTTGATAATTATAACCTTCCATTCTAACAACCTCCTTTGGTTTATTTCCTTCAATCTGAAATGGTAATTCCCCTTTTGGATTCAAAAAGATTTTACCCATTATTATCCTATTAACTGTTTGAACGGGCGGGATTTCATTCTGAAGTTCAAAATCAATAACTGTTTTTCCATCTCCCATCAGATAAACCCATTGTTCTTTTCCAGACTCTTTTAATTTTTTCAATTTTTCTAAACAGTCTTTTTGTATCATCATAACATACCTCTTAACTTTTTAGACTAAATAACCGATAAACTGTAGTTGAAATCTCTTCTTTTTCATATTTCATAATTTTAGCAACTGTCAATGAGGCAACAATTACAGCAGGAACAACCCATGATGGTACAATCGTATATCCATCGGGAGCCACACCCCATTCAGCGAGATCATTATTAATAGATATATGTTCCCCATCATAACCAGCCTTTACATACTTACTTCCAAATGAGTTAGCAATTTTTTTATTTTGAACTTGAGCATCTGCAATATCAGTACAATCAACAACCCAATCAGTTTTTTTCCCCAAATGTTCCTGATACTTGAATGGTAAAGCATAAACAGTTACTTCAGGACGAAGGTGAATAATAATTGACTTTAATACTTCTGCCTTATTCGTACCTACAGCATTTTCACCAACATCAAGCCGATTACGATTATGTTCTTCAATAACATCGGGATCAAAAAGCAAAATATTTTCTATTCCAGACATTGCGCAAAATTTTCCTACCCAAAACCCAATCCCACCGCAACCAACAATAGTGATAGTTGGAGTTTTCAGATTTAATGTTTTTTGACGATCATATAAACCCGTACTCATAAAATAATCCCCCTTCTATATTATTATCGTCTTACTTCCCAAACATCATCTACTTGTCTTGCAGGAGCAGGAGCAGGAGCAATGACTGGCGGGACAGGATTTAAAATTTCTTCTTCTGCCCAAGAGGTTCTTCTTCTTCTTGGTGATGCAATTGTACTATCAGGAATATTCAACTCATCTTTAAAATCTCTTGAAGATACAACATATCTTTGTAACACTTCAAGACGGGGAAAACCATCAGGATTTCTATTTGCTACTGAACCTGAATTAATATTTTCGAGAACACCTTCGGCATTTCGAGCAATATCAATAAGATCCTGTGGTGATTTATATTCTTTTGGCCAAACCCATTTTCCCCAACAATCAGGCCTTGCTTGATGGTAATGAGAAAATAATTCAAGATCAGAAACTCTACGAGTAGATACACTTGTAATGAATTTATCATCTTTTGTTGTGATCATATAATAAATATCATTTTCAAGTTTCTTTGCTTGAGATGGTTTAATAGGTTTATGGTCAATCATAAGAGGTCTATATTTTCCACGGACCAACCATGCAACTTCACCACGCTCCCATTTAAAAACAGATAATCCTTTACGAGCATATGAATAGTCCACTTCAGGCATCGGAGAAAGATTTTTCATTCTATCACTTAATTGTCTTTCCTTACGTTCAAATTCAGATTTCATCTGACTAACAAGAGAAGTTACTTCATTCATCTTATTATTGATAACTTCTGAAATTGTCCCAAGTTTTTTTGTCAACTTGTCGCTATATTCTTTTCTAATTTCAGTCTCAATAGATGTTGCGTTTGCATCACCTATAACCTGAAATTTTACGATTCTTCCCCCGATCCTCATAGTAATTTGATCAAGAGAAACATCCTTTATATCTACAGCTAACAATGCACTATTCATTTCTGTTTTTAATTGTTCAAAATCTTTTGGTGGCATAATATTCTCCATGTAAAGTTATATATACAGTATAACATAAAATAAAAGAAATGTAAACTTTCAATAAATAAAAAAGCGAAAAGAAATTTCTTTCCTTCCGCTTATGCTTGGGCTGGCCCACATTTTATATGGTGACTGTATACAGTTTATAGTTTAGCCAGCAACGTCAAATGCTCTGATTTCCATACGCATACCTTCGGAAACCAATTCGGGAGCTTCACTTGGCTTTACTTCTGCACCGTTCAAGAAAACACGGAACTTTCCAAAACCCGCATCTCTTGACAAACGAACACAAGTATCCTTGAAACTCGCACCTGGATCAAGAGTAATGGTAGCTCCGTTCACTCTTGCAAATGTAGTTACATCTGCTTCGGGAGTATCAACAACCCTTTCCTCTTCTCTTGCCCAAAATCTTTGTTCTTCCATCTTTCCCTCCTGATTTTTTCTTTACTACATAATCATTCTACTACATCCAACCTGAATTGTAAACATATTTTTTTATTCAAGCCTTGACATTACAAAATATTTCTCAGAACTATCTGATTTTTCTAAGTAAATTAATCCCATATCTTGTTCTTTGATATATGAAATATTCAATTTGAATTGAGCATAATCATCACCAATTACAGAAAAAGCATTAATTATATCTTTATATTCAAAATATAATGAATGATCTTCTACTTTAACTTTATCCAATTCAAAACTTAAACGATTAGAATATAGATTTGTTTTTTCAGATGCTTCCATATATATTGTATTCTTCTTTACTGAAAAATAAACCTTACCGAAAATCGGACCAATTTTTTTGATCTTACTGAAGTCCATCATAAAATCATCATCCAACTGTCTATTATAATAATATTGAATATTTGCCCGTGGGGATTCTCTATTAAAAACTCTCACAATTTCTGTTCCACAAAAATGCATATCCATTCTCATTTTTCCACAGACAACAACAATTTTTTCAGATGATACATCTATTTCTGCGGGCTGGTCATCATCAACAAGAGCAAGAAACGGAAGAAGTTTTGTGTTAGGATCTTGAAAATTGAATGAAAAATCTTGACCATCTTTCATTTCAGGTAAAACATTATTTACATTTTGATTGATAATGGCAACAGAAGTTTGTGTATTAGAAATCATACCACTTTTTACAGACTTCTTAGTAAAATTTAATTGCACACTTTCAAATGAGAAATTCAATGTTGCTTTTTTTAGCAACGATTTAAATTCACCAACATTTAGTTTCATATTTCCTCCTATATATCATCATCTTTTTTCTTATCTGGATATTTAAAAACAATTTCTTTATCATCTATAAAACCAACCTTTTTAGATTGTATTTCTATTATAACAGCAATTTCTAACATTTGATTTAAATCCATCTGTCCTTTAGGATAATAATTAGAACACTCTACAATAGGATCTGTTCTATTTGGTGATAAAAAACCATCGGGAAGTTCATAATACATATCACACCATGACCTATCACCACCAAACTCTGATACTTGTAATTTAAAACATTTACATGCTGAACATAACCCATAAGACCCTTTTCGTTTTCTTGATGGGTAATCTTGAAATGCTCGTTCTAATCTTTCTTCTTCTATTTTAAAATTTGTGTTGTTTTCTCCCCTTTTTTGTATATTCATCTATTCCCCTTCCATTCCTTTTCAAGAATAGGTAGATATTTTTTCATTTCAATTTTAGAGATATTCAATCTTTCCCTTTCTTCTTCTATTTTTTCTTTTAACTTTTCATCAAATATTTCTTTCTTCTTTGTCCATTTTATATATCGTCTACCTTTTGGTGCTTTATAAAAATAGTATTTAAATACCATTTCTGGTGGAAGTTCAAATTGAATTTCGTTCACCCTGTTTACCATATCTATAAGGGCCCGATCATGGGATAACCATAAAGAAATGATATATGGTGGAAGATCGCTTTGCTTATAATTCACTTTTTTCTTTTCGAATATAGCATTTAGGACTTCAAATGCTGTCATACTACACCAAGTTTTAACATATATACAACCATATGCATAAAATTTATTTCTTTTATTGCTACAATAGCATCCCTGTATAAATGTTCCCCAATGTGAATGATTGCATCCCCAGGAGATTTAAACTGATCTACGTTATCAAACATATATTGATATAGTTCTGGATAATTAATAGCAAAAGTTCGAAGATTTTTTCTTATACCTTCAAGGTCATTTACTTTCATCTGTCCTAATATTTCTTTATATATTTCATTTGATTTTTCTATTTTTATAAGATCAATGGTTTTATTTATTGTATTGTATTGCAAGGTATTTATAATTGATCGAATATCAGGATAAAGTTTTTTGATTGTATCTACAATCGCTTTCTTATTCATTACTTCGATATTTTCTTTTTCAAGTATTTTTAAACAAAACCCGAATATATCTTTTGCGGGAGGATTTCCTAATTCAATAACTTGACAACGAGAAATAAGTTCTGGTAACAATCTGTTCCCATAATTACACATAAAAATAAATCTCGTAATTCTTTGAACAGATTCAATTAAATCTCTAAGCATTGCTTGTGCATTAATACTTAAATAATCTGCTTCATTCATTATAACAACTTTTAACTTACTTACTCCGAGAGCAGTTGCAAATGATTTTACATTATCTCTAACATTATCTATTGACGTTTGATCAGAACAATTTATCTTCATTGAATCAAGTTTAGTCTCTTTAAGAAAGATTTCAGTGAAGGTTCCTTTACCTACTCCCGCCGGGCCCACTAATAAGATGTTAGGTTTTTCGATAATAATTTTTGCTAACCTTTCTCTTGTATCCGATGGAACGATCATTTCATTTAAAGTTCTCGGCGCATACTTAAAAGGCCAAAGCGCAGTTTCATCAAATGTTGTCATTGTTTCCTTCTTTGGTGAGATATGGGGGAGAATCTCCCCCATATTAATAATGATAGATTATTCCGCTTCTTCGCTTACCGTTTCTGACGCTACAGTACCTTTTACCAACTCTTTTAAGGCACGGGCCGCTTTAAATCTGGGAACAATCCTTTCTGGAACTTCTACAGATTCCCCTGTTCGTGGATTACGAGCAGTTCTGGCGGGTTTATTAACCGCAATGAAGCTACCAAAATCAACCACCGTAACCTTACCTTCATTTATCATACCGTCTGTGATACGACTAAAGATAATAGATACAGCGTTTTTTGCCTGTGTCTTGGAAATTCCAAGCTCAGCCGCTAAATCAACAACTAAATCAGCTTTGTTCATGAATAACATCCTCCTGTTATTATTTGGCAACAGCCATATTCTTCATTATTATATATCATTTAAATTCAAATGTAAACATTATATAATCTTGTTTTTCAAAAATATAATAAAAACTATTGCGGGATAACGATAATATATTATTGAAATAATTTTTCTATCTTTATGTTTACATTTGAATTTCAATATGATATACTGTATTTAAATTCGCAAATAGAAATAGGAGGCGAGAAAAATTATGAGAGTAAAATCAAGTGCAGTAAAAAGTGTGAAATATGATCAGGATTCTCATACCCTGACCATTGCTTTCAAAGGCAGTGGAAGAAGTTACCAGTATTTTGATGTGTCCAAGAGGACATTTGATCGTTTGGTAAATTCTGAATCAAAAGGCTCTTTCGTAAATAAGTGGATTACTCCACGCTACGATTATATGCCGTTGGTGTAATTACCTACATATAGGTATAAAAAAAGGGAACGAAAGTTCCCTTTTTTGTTTTATAGGCAGCGGTATCGGGGATCATCGCTATTTAACTCATTCCGATACCCTTTTCTCTGCTAACGAAACCCGTATACAGGTATAGTCAGATAGCCTTTTATTTTTCTGCTGGTGTAGAAAACCACTCTACCGCTTTCTCTCGTTTCCTTTTATATCCCTTATCACCCTTTTGTGTTCCGATTGGGCGACTCGCTTTATGAGAAACAGGAATCCTTGTCTTTATACGATCCTTTTTTGTCTTGCTCATTTTACACTCTCCTATCGACATTTTTACCCTTTGGGGGTTTAGTTTGATTTTTGTATTCTCGAAGTTTTACATATCTTTTCCCTTCATCATATAAAGGGCTTGATACAAAACTTACTTTCCTAATACTCGAAAAATATTTAGATAAATCATAATAATGAATTTTTAAACTAAATAACCCTTGACCTCTTACATAAATTGTATATTCATATTCCCCTTTGAATTTTCCTCGCATCATTTTATCTGATTTTATAACAACACCAATTCGACCTTTTACTTTTTGATTTCCCATAGCAAATGTTACAAGCGTTCCAGGTGTTAAACAAACAATAGTTTTCCACATATCCGACTTTTCAACAAATGTAGTCCAAAAATTATCCTCCCATTTATTTGATGATTTGAAGGGATCGGAAAACTTAAAAGGATCGGAAATTTTTTTCTTATCTTGAAGAAATGGAAAATTATTTCTTGATAAAAAACCCCCATTTTATTCCAAGATTAATCAAAGAAAAGATATCACCCTTTACCAAATTCAACTCCTGCGTTTTTTTGGTAGCATTAAAAACATTAGGGTTTAAATCAGGATGTACTTTTCTTACAAGAAATCTATAAATTTCTATTGATGTTGTCATTGATTTTTTTCTCTTCTACTATTGGATTTTGAAGATGTTTCCAGCATAAACCGATACCAAAACCAAAAACCCGAATCACAACAGCCCATTCCCATTCCCAATTTTTATTAGGACGATAGAGGAAAGAGGTTGGAGCAAAAAAACCTTTTGTCATTTTTGACCATTGAAAATCTATCCAATAAAATTGTATTGAAAGTTTATCAATAAAAAAGGTAATTCTGTCTCTATCTACCGATACATGTCTGCTGGAATAATAAGGTTTCATTATTACTTTTCCTTTTTATATGATGGACAAAAAATTGTGGTAAATGCGCTTTGCTTACATTTCTTAAAACATTTTACGCATTTTTTATTCAGTTTCATCCACCAATGTTTTTCAATTCTCTTCGGAGTAAGTTTCCCTTCCAATAAAATAACCTTGGGAATTTTCTTGGATTTTTTTACCCTCTTAGGTAATTTGAATTTGATATAAAGGCGATTTACTTCCCATTTGTCCAGAAGAGAAGATTCTTTCACCTTAATCTGAGTTTTTTTAATCCATAAAGCGGAAGTGATAAAACATTTCTTTTTTGCGTCTGAAAGAGATTTGATCCTTTCGGTAGAATAAGCAAAATCTCTTTTTCCACCAAAACGACCTTTAAACCATCTCGACCCTCTTTTAAAAATTACCGGAGTGCCTTTTTTCAACATTATTTTTTCTCCTTTAGTTTATCATAAACTTCTTTTGGCAAATATTTACCGCCGCATTTACAAGATGAAGGATGGATAAATTTTCTACTAATATACCATCCACCGCACCTAAAACAAATATATCTTTTTTTATCAAACATTTTTTCTCTCTTCATTTTCACTTTATAATACAGTATATCACACAATGCTTTTCTATGTCAAGTAAAAAATAAATTATTTTATCTATAAATAACCTCTTGATATTATTATAAAAGAAAGTTTTCGACAGATAACCTATTGATATTATTATGAAAGAAAGTTCTTGACAAAAGTTTTGAATTTTGATATAATAAGGATACATTCAATGAGAAAGGAAAATATGGAAATCAAAAATGGTCAATTAGAAAAATCCAATGTTATCAAATACTTATTCGCTGGAAATTCTACCACGACAGTTCTCAATGAACAATCTGGGAATAGATTTACCTTCAAAATCACGGAGTTAGGTCGTGCAATTCCTGAAACAAAAAAAGAGCATAATAATAATGTTGGAAATCTTTTTTTCATCAAAGTTTTAACAGGACAGGACAATAATACTGATTATCGGTTTATTGGTTCTGTAAGTAAGCGGAATAACAAGTATTATTTCAAATATTCTTCAAAAGCAAAAATTTCTGCTGATGCCCAATCTGTAAGAGCATTTACCTGGATTGTAAACAAACTTGAAACCGATCAAGTACCTGATTTTATTACTTTTTATCACGAAGGTCGATGCGGTCGCTGTGGAAAGAAATTGACGGCTCCTGAAAGCGTTTCAAGCGGATATGGTCCCGAATGTATTCAGGTAATTTGATGCATTTTTTTCTTGACAAACATTCTGAAAAATGTTATAATAGATATAGAAAGTGAGGAAAAAAAGAAAAAATGAATAAAAAAACTCTCGCAAAAACAATCGAAGAGGCACTTGAAGATGCAAGAAAACCGGAAAATCAAAACATCATCAAAGATGATGAAGACCTTTCGCATTTTCTTGCGGGATGGTTGAGGGGAGCAGTAAATCAAAATCTTATAAGCGATTGGAGAAAAAAATAATGGTAGTCGAAAAAAATATTTTTTATACGTTCGATGAAAAAGAAGGAAAGAAAAATCTGTATAAGAAATTTGATTATATTTGGGATAATAGATATGAAACGGGAATTTGTTCTGTTTATTGTTTTTCAAGAGATGATTTTGTAAACCTGCTTGAAGAATGGAATAGAAAAGGATCATTGACCAAATATACAAACGCTAACATTTGGAATTATAGGGAGAAAATATAATGGATATCAAAGAAATCGCTTCTGGAATTAAAACTCAATTGAAAAAAGAATTTCCTACATGTGTTTTTTCGGTAGGATGCAAGCGTTATTCTGGTGGGCAATCTCTCAATATTTCTTTGATGAAAGGCCCTTTTTCTGTTTTCGAAAAAGATGTAACTACGAATGGTTATAAAATCGAAAAATTCCATGCCCAATTGAATCAGTATCAATTTAATGATGTCAATGATGAACGTATTAGCAATGGTGTTTATCTAACTCAAAAGGCATGGGATGTTATGAAACGAGCATATGATCTTACCAAGAAACATAATTGGGACAGGTCTGATATTCAAACTGATTATTTTGATGTTAATTTCTATCTTCATCTTCATATCGGAAAATGGGATAATCCTTATAAGGTAATTTAGTTATGAGAAAAGCATCACAAATCTTCGAATTTATGTATGCGGTTTTTTGTCGATAATTTCACTTGGAACGGGTTTTACCATTTTTACATTCTATGATAAAATGAACACCGTTCCAAATGAATTAATGTTTTGCTGTATTTTTTTTATTATTATTTTTTTTGTGATATCCATTTTCAACTGGATAATGGAAGTCAAAAATGATTTTCTTTGGTTTACCAAGGATAATTTTAACCCGTTTTATAAGGAGTAAAAAAATGACAACTGATTATTACGCATTTCAAACGATGGAAGGTCATACAAAAGAAGATGGAACGATTGAGGTTTTTGTTTATACAAACGACAATCTTGATCTTGGATATCCTAATGAACGAGCATCCTGGGATTTTATTTGTAAAACCAAGGAAGCGTTTATTGGTCGATGCGGAAACACCCGCTTTGGTTGTTCTGGAATCATGGTTACTGTAACCCTGGATGGGAAAAAAGTATAATGAGAGAAATAAAATGGGAATTAGCATAAAAAAATTATTTTTGGGTTTTTTATATGGGATAATCATTGCAATCGGGCTTTATTATCTTTTATTTGAACCCTTGGGCTTTGGTCTTAGATAGGTCGCCAGAGCCCGTAGAATGACCTGTGGCGGGTCTTCTTTTACAGGGTAATGGCAACCATTACCCCCCGAAACACCCTTCTATCTTATTGATATTATTCATAAAAATAGTTCTTGACATATTCCCTGAAATTTGGTATAATAAGTATAGAAAGTGAGGAAAAAATGACTGGATGGAATGTTTGGTTGAATGGTAAATTGATTGACAAGGTTTTTTATGTTGACGGATTTTCTTCTGAAGAAGTCAAAGAAAGTTTGGTAGATCATGACGCCTACAATCCCAATATCAAAGTGAGAAAAGAAAAAAAATACGATTATTTTATTGAATATCAAGGTCGTTATTGTTGTTGTGAAGATTATCCCTGCTGTGGTCATTGATTCTAAAACAATTAGAAAAACATAATCAAGAAAGGAAAAAAATAAAATGAACGAAAAGATTTATGTTTACAGTGTCGAGAGAGGCGTTAGAACGCTAAAAGAAGGGATCACTCTTGAAAAATATCGTGACAGCCATATTTTTTCTGTTCCGCCTGTGAAATGTAAGAAACCGCCCTCTATGAAGACTTTGGAAAAGTGGTCGATGGATGGAGTAGCAAAAGCACTTGACGGATGCAAAGTTGAGCCCGATGGGTATTGTTCTCACGGTTTGCCTTCTTGGCTGCTTGCTCTTGGATACATATAAAAATGTCCAAGTGGGTTCAAATATATGAGGTTCCCGCCTCAAAGATGGGAAATTTTTGGACGGTGGCAATTGACAGAGATGGAAATTATGGATGCTCTTGCCCCGTCTGGAAATTTCGCAGGCTTGAATGTAAACATATTATACAGATCAAAGAAAAATTGAAAAGAAATAAATCTCTTGAAAATCACCTGATAGATTTCAAGAATAAAATTTTAGAAGAACTGAATGAGGAATTATGAAAAAAAATATACCATTGATCATTACAGTCATAATGAATATTTGTTTTATGGTTATATTTTTTGTTGCTGCCAAAGTTACTTATACTTTTCCATCTACTCCATTATGGGTAAAACTTATTACAATACCTCTTTGGTTTACTTGTATTTGGGTTTGTGTTATAATGTGGGATAATTTTGTGGAAACTTATAAATAAAGAATAGGAAATCAAATTACGGAAGTGTGGGCATTTGGTAGGCCGTCCTGTCTTGAAAACAGTCACCGCTAATCACGGTTGCAGGTTCGAATCCTGTCGCTTCCGCCACCCCAAAGTTTACAATCATTTTATTCTATGGTATAATAAGTTATCAAATAAAATTGGAGAAATAATGATTCAGTTTTCCCTTACGGGAATACCCTACATACAAATTGATAGTGATACAAGGGTTATATTTTCAGGCCTGGAAAATGACAGATATAAAAGATTGACTTTTTCCGGTCACATAATTCAGATGATACGAACTAAAGAAGATGAAAATGGTAAAACAAAAATTACAGAAGTCAGACATTTGAAAGAAAAACTTGGATTTACAATGGATATGGATATGTCAAAACTTCCAACCAAAGCGAAGAAAGCATTTTTCTTTACCACAAAATCACAAAAATTATGGAAAGAAATTATAGAAAAATATCTGGATGAAAATAAAACAATACATAAAAATGATATAAATAAATTCAATAAAGAATTAGAAAATGTAAAATTAGAGGTGAAATAAAATGAAAATGTCAGGTGATATATTCAAAAATTGTATTTGTGTCAATGGGAAAAATGTTATAATTAGAAGAATAAAACGATGGTCAAAGTCAGCAAAAATTATGGGCGAACAAAAATCAACAAGAATGATTGGATTTTGTCCAAAATGTAAAGGTCACGGTTTTGAAGTAGTTCAAATTTTCTCTAATAATAAAGAATTTTCATCTAAATATAATTGATGAAAAATAGTAATATTATAGGGGGTGCTTATGTTATACAATTATGATCTTCCAAATTCTTCATTTATTACCGATGTATCATATGATGTTGAGAGTGAAGAATTGACAATTGGTTTTGAAAGTGGAACAGAGTATATATATTACGAAGTTCCCGCAGGATTGGTTGCTCAATTGATGTTTTGTGAATCAGCAAGCAATATTTTCAATGATGAAATCAAAGATAACTTCGAGTTTGAAAAGGTAGATGGATATGGAGATAATGATCCTGAACCGCTTGAAGAAGATTAGAAAGTAGAAAAATGAGAGAAGCAACTGTTCAAATTATAAAAAATGTTGAAGCGATTGAAAACGCAGATATGCTTGAACAGGCCACTGTTTTAGGATGGAAGGTTGTTGTCAAAAAGGGCGAATTCAAGATTGGGGATAAGTGCGTCTTTGTTGAGTTAGATTCTTTACTTCCAGAGAAACCAGAATTTGAATTTCTCCGAAACAAGAAATTCAGAATCAAAACAGTTCGCCTACGTGGAGCATTATCTCAAGGTATTATTTTTCCTTTATCTATTCTTCCATCAAAAGAATATGACCTATATGAAGAAAGTGAAGATGTATCCGAAATCATTGGCGTCACTCACTATGAAAAACCTATTCCGGTAAATCTTCGTGGACAAGTAAAAGGGAATTTTCCACCATATATTCCAAAAACAGATGAACCACGAATTCAAAACTATCCAAATATTTTGGATGAATTTATGGGAGTAGATTGTTATATCTCTGTAAAATGTGATGGAACAAGCGCAACATTTTCAATGAAAGATGGTGATTTCAATGTATGTTCTCGTAATTTAGCATATAAAGAAACAGATGAAATTATTTACTGGAAGATTGCAAAAAAATATAATATAGAAAAAATTCTTTCATTATATAAGAATTATGCAATTCAAGGTGAAATTTGTGGTCCTGGGATTCAGAAAAATAGACTTGGGCTGAAAGATTATGAACTTCTTGTTTTTGATCTTTGGGATATTGACAATCAAGAATATTTAGACTTCGAAGAAATGATGTTTTTTTGTAGACTGAATGGTCTAAAAACTGTTCCTATTGAAGAGGTAATTGCTTTCAATTTTACCTTTGATAAATTACTTGAAAAAGCAAAAGGTAAATATGAAGGAACCTCAAACCGAAGAGAGGGTATTGTTATTCGCCCATTGATGGGGCGTTATAGCAGAACACTAAAACGCAGACTTTCAATAAAAGCATTGAATAACGAATACTTAGAAAAAGATGAAGAATAAACATTATAGCATAAAGATTTTTTGTTTACAACGATCTACCTTTATGCTATAATTTTAGAAAATGCTCTTTGAGCATAAAAAAACAAAAGGAGAAAATGTAATGAGAAAAATGTTGTCAATGGTGATGGTCTTGGTTTTTGTTTTGTTTTCTGCGTTTGCCTTTGCGGGAGATAACAGTTCTGGTGGTAATGTTACTGCTACTGCTACAGGTGGGGCAGGTGGTGCCGGAGGATCGGCGAATGTTGGAAATGTTGGTAATACAAGTGGTTTTGGAAATACGGTGAATTCATTTTCACCAAATTCTACCGCAAATAGCACAAATTTGAATGCAAACACTAACACAAATTTGAATACAAATACAAATTTGAACGCTAATACGAATTTGAATTCAAACAAACAAGGTCAAGGTCAGTTACAGGGTCAAGGTCAGTTACAGGGTCAGCAAATGAAACAAGGTCAGTCATTGAATAATAACAACAATCAAGTTATTAGTCCAACACAGACCAATAATCAGGTTGTCAGTCCGACACAGACCAATAATCAGGTTGTCAATCCGACACAGACCAATACCAATTCACAGACTGTAAATATTACCCCAACCGCAACATCGCAGAGTGTTAATATTCAGAATGAAGCTCCTGCCCAGGGTATCAATCGCCAGTTCGCTATCAATACAGGTGCTATGGGATATGGAGATCAGAATTTTCAGAGTAATGATACAAAGGGTCGTGGATGGAATATTTTAGAGCCAGAATTTCTGGATAAAGCAGGTATTCCACGTAAACTTACAATGCAACAGGCAGAAACATTATTGAAGGGTGGATCAGTTGCAACAGTTCGTATGACCGACATTTTGAAATATGAATTTGATTATTGCTATCGTTATGATAGTATCCCAAAGGATTCAGTATTTCTTGGTCGTATCTATATGAAAACTAAACAGGGATGGTTCGGTGAAGCGGGAGTTACCGATGATCTTATTGCTAACGCATCTATTCTCGCAATGAAAGCAGGACGAAATGGATTTGTTATTGTTCGTCAAGGTGCTATTAGTGATCCTAAATCATCAACCCTTGGTTTGGGTCTTTCTTATACAGCCGCAACTTTGAGCGGAGATCAATTACAGAACGCTCAGACTGGTGGTGGTGGAACAGGATTTTCAACATCTTGGGGTTCCAGGGAGTTCAACGATACAATGGTTGTCGTTTTCTTCCAGAGTAATCAGGGACAAACAGAAGTAAAGAATCAGGTCAAATAGTTATTGGTTTCCTGTTTGACATAACCCAAGGGATGTTGAGAAATCAGCATCCCTTTTTTTATAAATATTTTAGTTGACTATGTAGGAGTAATATGATATAATGTATATAAATAGATTCTATAAGGAGTTTTTATGCCCAAATGCGCTAAATGCTATTTCTGGTTGCCACCAGAATTTTTGACAGATGTATCACCAACAGATAAAATTTGTGTATTCTGTGAACATAATTTGAAAGAAATCGCTTATGGTAAAGATAAGTCTTTGAAAATAACAAAAAAAGAACTTGCAGAAGAATACAAAGTTTTTCTAAGAATGATAAAAGATAAAAACGATATTCTAAAAAAGACAGTAAGGGGAAACGATGAGGACATTCCCAAAAAAATAAAATTAGAGGAAGGATAATTACAATGTTAGAACAAAGATCAGTTATTCTATTGAACGCCGATTATCGCCCAATGGGTGTAATTGACTGGAAGAAGGCAATAAGATTGATATTCAAGAAAAAAGTAGAAGTTTTACAGTATGCTGAAACAGTAATTCAAACAGCATCAAAAACTATCACTATGCTTTTACCAAAACTGATCCGCCTGTTGAAGTTTGTTCGTTTACTATACAGAAACAAAGTTCCATTCAACAAAAGAAATGTTTTTGTAAGAGACGGTTTTACTTGTTGCTATTGCGGAGATAAATCAAATAAATTATCTCTCGATCACGTTGTTCCAAGATCGTCTGGTGGATTATCAACATTTGAAAATGTTGTTACTGCCTGCTTTTCTTGTAACAACAGAAAGGATAATAAAACACCTGAAAAAGCAGGAATGTTCTTGAAGAAAAGACCATTCGCACCCACTGTAAATGAATTTATGTTGATTCAAATTCAGAAACTTGGGCTTGCCGGTGTTTTAAAGGAATATGGATTGTTATAAGATGATTGTTTATTTGTGTAAAAATCTGGCCGATGGGAAATCTTACATCGGTCAGACAAGTAAAACATTAAAAGAAAGAAAAACACACCATTTTAGTGAAAAAAATAATAATACGTATTTTCATAATTCATTAAAAAAA